TAATGCTGACATTACAGCTGGTAGATTTACAGTATTGTTAGAATACACAGTAATCTAATATTAAATAAACTTTATGATGGGGCTTCGGCCCCATCTAGTAATCTTGATTAAGGAGGGATTATGGCAGATACAGTAACAGGACCAGAAATATTACAAGAAAACGACAAACGAGTAGTAATAAAAATAGTTGTAGAATCAGACGGTAGCACAAGCACAACGGTATTTTTTGACTCTTCAGCACGTACTGTAGCAGGTGTTGCACAACTCGGAGCTTTGCAAAGAATTTGGTTTGCATGTGATTCTGGAGATGGCGGCGACTCACACGCTCGTTTAGATTTTGAAGATTCAGATGGAGATAGACCTTTGCTTGGTTTAGTCGGAACAGGTTATTGGGACTTTAGAGAATTTGGTGGATTACCACCAAGCACAGATGCTAACACAAACGGTGATATTAATGTTGTGATACCGAGTCAAGCGGATGACGGTAACATGTACACAGTTGTAGCAGAGTTTATTAAAACACCGGCATAAGGAGGTAGCATATGGCTAATACTACTTCCGGAACAGTAACGTTCGACAAGACTTTTGCTGTAGACGAAATAATTGAAGAAGCCTACGAGCGAATTGGCTTACAATCTGTTTCGGGATATCAATTAAAAACGGCTCGACGTTCTTTAAATGTAATGTTTCAAGAATGGGGCAATAGAGGATTGCACTACTGGGAAGTAGGCGATACCAATATTGATCTTGTTGAAGGTCAAGCTGAATACATTTTCTATAGAGCTACGGGCGATGGTACTTCTGCAACAACAGCTGGAGGAACAACAGGAACATCTACTTATGGTGTTGCTGATGTTTTAGAAGCAACTTACCGAACAGGTAGAGGTACGACTTCAGAAGCGGATTCAGCTCTTACTAAAACAGATCGATCAACTTATTCTGGTCTCGCTAATAAATTATCTAAAGGAACACCCTCTAGATATTTTGTTCAACGGTTAGTAGACAAAACAACAGTAACCTTATATCCAACACCCGATTCAACAGCAGCATCAAAAGACGTTCACATTTTCTTTGTAAAAAGAATTCAAGACGCTGATGCAACTTATACTGATGCAACGGATATACCTTATCGTTTTGTTCCTTGTATGGCATCAGGATTATCGTTTTATTTAGCACAGAAATTTGCACCACAAAGAGTGCAGGAATTAAAATTATTATACGAAGACGAATTGAAAAGGGCTTTGGCAGAAGATGGATCTTCTACAAGCACTTATATAACTCCGGAGTCTTATTACCCGAGTGGATAATTATGGCATTTGCAAGAGGAAAATACGCTAAAGCGATCTCAGATAGAAGTGGAATGGAATTTCCCTATAATGAAATGGTTAGAGAATGGAATGGTTCTTTTGTTCATAAATCTGAACATGAACCAAGACATCCTCAAGATGAAGCAAAACATTATAGTATAGAAGGACATGGATTAAGGAATGCAAGACCTGCAAGAGAAGAAAATGAAGTGTCTAGAATGCTAGATCCTAATCCTTTTGAAACGATTGCTGCAAGTTCAGGAATTATAAATGTTTATGAAAAAAGCCACGAAAGATCTACGGATGATACCGTAAGATTCAGAGGACCGATTTGGACAAGTTCGGATTCTGATGATTATCAAGACCCAAAAGATTTTGATGGAATATCTGGATCCAATGTTGCTTATTCTTCTGGCTATTCAATTACAGTTGGCAAAAGAGATTCAAGCGGAGATATTACAAATACCAATGACTACTACCACTTTACTGTGAATACAAACACTGCTACAAGTGGAGGAGTATCGGGAGGAGGCAATAGTTGCTCGGCTGGTCCAGCAACTATAACAGCATAATATGGCAGGATTTACATACGCAACACTCACAACGGCAATTCAGAATTATACGGAAGTAGGAACCTCGGTATTGTCTAGTACCATTACCGATCAATTCATTGACAACTCTGAAATTAGAATTTTAAGAGAAGTTCCTATTGATGCCGATCGAAAAGAAATGATTGGCAATTTAACCGCTTCGAAAGATAATGTTTATGCTCCTGCTGGAACATTATTTGTTAGAGGACTTCAAGTTTATACGTCAACATCGGTTGCGACAGGAGAGAATAGCATTTTGATCAAGAAAGATATTAGCTATCTTAGAGAATATGATGCCGCTGAAACGACAACAGGAACACCAAAATATTATGCTATGTCAGGTGGAGCAGAAGGAACTGGAGCAACATCTTCAGGACGAATTACTATTGTGCCAACACCGAGCTCGGCTTTTATGTATAAAATTCATTATAACGCTAGACCGGTGGGATTGAGTTCAGCAAATACGACAACTTATTTAAGTCTTAACTTTGGCAATGGATTATTATATGCATGTCTCGTAGAAGCCTTTAGTTATTTAAAAGGTCCGCAAGATATGCTACAATTATACGAACAAAAATATCAAACTGAAGTACAAAAGTTTGGTTCGGAACAATTAGGTCGAAGAAGACGAGACGATTATACGGATGGAGAACCTCGTATACCCGTTCCGGCTCAGACACCGTAAGGAATTAAAATATGGCAACACTCACAGTATCAGTTAAAGAAGCAATTACACTTAATAATGTCGATTATGGATCGGAACGATCTTTAGATATTGCTAGTGTTAATGAAATTGTAAAAAGAGTCGTAACAGCATCTACAACAGAATGTGGATTAATCGGATTTTTATCGGCACTCAGTAGTGTTGGTGTAACCGCTAACAAAGTGGGTTATGTTGCAGGAATGTTTGACGATGGCGATGTCAGATATATTAGAATTACAAATTTAGATTCATCCAATCATATTGTGTTAACGTTTAGAGATGAAGACAACACAGAATTTAAAATGAAGGTCGACGCTGGTCACTCGTTTATTTATCCAGGTGATAATAGCGGTGGCGTAGTTGATACCATGAAAGCAGCAGGATCCGCTTTGGCTTCAGGCCTTGCAGATTTAACAGATATTACAGTCGACACAGATACGGCATCATGTGATGTGGAGGTTTTTGTAGCAAGCGCATAGGATAAATTATGGCATCAAGTTATACAGGATTAGGTACCGAGTTAATGACAACCGGCGAAAATGCCGGTGACTGGGGATCTAAAACTAATACCAATTTACAAATCATCGAACAAATTGCTGGTGGTTATACAGCGCAAGATATAGGGAATGGAGCTCAAACAACAACGTTATCTGTTTCTGACGGATCAACAGGTGCAGTTCTTGCACACAGAGTTATAGAATTTACTGGAACGATTACTGGAAACCAAGTTGTAACAGTTCCTTTGGATGTTCAAACTTTTTATATAATGAAAAATAATACATCCGGGGCTTACACTGTTCAATTTAAATATGTTTCTGGTTCGGGATCTAGTGTTACTTGGGCTGCTACTGATAAAGGAACTAAAATTGTTTATGCTACTGCTGACGATGGTACAAATCCAAATCTTGTCGATTCAGGTATTGGATCTGTTGGAACCTATGATTTAGATGGTGGCGAGTTAACTCTTGACGCTGATTCCGATACCAGCATTACAGCAAGTACAGACGATCAGATAGATTTCGAAATTGCAGGCGCTGATGATTTCACAATGACAGCGAATGCATTTAATGTATTAACAGGTTCTCATGCAACTTTTGCCGATAGTGCTAATGCTAAATTTGGTACTGGCAATGATATGTAGGTTTATCATGATGGATCTAATTCTTATATTACCAATGCTACTGGCGCTTTAAAAGTAGCAACAGAGACATCAGGTATTGCAATTACATTAGGACACTCAACTTCAGAAGTTACAGTTGCAGATAATTTAACTGTTACAGGAACTTTAACAGGTACTCTAGCTACTGCTGCACAAGGCAGTGTAACTAGTCTTGGTACTCTTACAACTTTAACCGTTGATAATATTATTACTAACGGTGCTACAATCGGACATACAAGTGATATAGATTTATTAACACTTGCTGATGGTGTATTGACCGTTGCAGGAGAATTAGACGCTGCAACTTTAGATATATCAGGCAACGCAGATATAGACGGAACTTTAGAAACAGATGCAATAACTCTTGGTGGTGCATCTTTTATTAAAGTTGAAGGAACAGATTTTACAGGATCGTTATTAGTAGGTCATACGACTACAGGAACTTTG